AATTGTACTCTTGCTCGTTTAGATGGTGTTGCTGGAAGCAGATATCAATACAAAGAATCTTCAGGTGTGTGGGCTCCCTGGGAAAATACTAATGGACTTGATTTAGCAGACTGGACATTGGTTACTGTTATTTGGATGGACGGCAAGTGGCACTTCAGTGCTGGTGCTAACTACACACCATAAGGAATAGACAATGACAAAATCTTGGGCGCAAAAGAAAAAAGAAAACTTAAAGCAGTCATCAAAGTACGGCGAAAAAGGCAAGTAATAGTATGTGGGAAATGATCGAGCGCATGGCCACAGACAGATTGTGGATTTACACTGCACTGGCTGGTAGTGTGTTTGGTGCTATATTTGTAGCATACATGAGTAGCACACGCATTGGTTTATGGTTTTACAGCAAAGTAGACAAATGCGTGGACTATCTTGTTGAACGTTGGGGCTGGACATGGTTACAACAACCAGAAGATGCCTGGCGCCAACGCTATCCTAAGATCACTGCAAAAATTGACCAATTAGAAAAAAGAATTGAAAAGATAGAGAAGAAAAATGTTTAGTTTTGATATTGAAAATATAACCAAAGGTATAGGTGCTATTACAGCAACACTTGCGCTTATAGGTGGCGGCTACACACTGTGGGATAAGCTAGAATCAAAAGAAATTTTAGCCTGGGCACCAGAATATTTCAGTGTGACAGATGCACCTGTTGACGGAACTTTTGATGTAATTGTTGCTCGTGAAAAGTACAGAGATGATTGCAGTGTTGAAGGTTTTACACTTGAGGTAAAAGACAGCAAGTTTATGGTACACAAGGCAATACCCAGCATAGCAAAATTTTCAGGACCTGCAAGTGATAAGATAGACAAGTTTGGATTTTCTTTTACAATAGACAAAGAACACATAGATATGATACCTCCAGGCACTGCAACTTTACTTGCACACATAAATTATCAATGTCCCGAAGGACCAGTGGTTGTAAATTATCCAGATCATCCGAATTTAAAATTTACAATCACTGATTAAATGTGGCAGAGATTTCGTAAATGGCTAAACATAGATCACATTGTGGATTTAGCTGTAGACCTGGCTTTAATTTTATTTGACGTAATCACAAGCCCGATACTAATAGTAATGCGCTTGCTCAGATGGAGCATAGGCAAGTACATGCTAGATGGTGTTAAGAACAAAATTAAAAAACTCATACACTGGCTACAAACCAAACCCTGGTGGGTCAGTGTCATTGTTGCTCCTATTGCACTGATTGTAACTTTTTATACACTGGTTGCTTTATGGCTAGCCAGTGCGGTGTTCGATCCGCAACTGTGGACAGAAGACGAATTACCCAGCGATGATGTAATTATCCAAGAACATCTAAAAAACATTGACAACTCTGAATAATTAATATAGTATGTAACAAATACAAAAGGAGAAACGTATGCCAATACGCAGCTTTAGCGATAGCGAAATTAATAAACTTAAACAACTTGTAAGCGAAGGCATTCAAGTCACAGGTGAAGTAGAAACACTCAAAGAAGGTCTCAGAGACACAGTAAAAGCCATTGCAGAAGAAATGGATATGAAACCAGCAGTGCTAAACAAAGCCATTAGAATTGCATACAAAAATGAATTTGCTAATGTACAAGACAGTTTCAATGCAGTTGAAGAAGTACTTCAAGCAGTGGGCAGAGACAATTAATGCCTAACTTACAAGTTATTGAAGTACAGCATTATACAGATAAACTTTTTAGAATACGCACAGAACGACCTCGCAGTTATAGATTTACTGCGGGCGAGTTCGTTATGATTAGTACATTAGATCCTGAAACACCTAACAGAGCATACAGTATTACTAGTGGACCTTATGACGATTACTTGGAGTTTTACAGCATCAAAGTACAAGACGGGCCACTAACTAGTAAACTACAACATGTAAAAGTTGGAGATGAAATATTAGTAAGTGATAAACCAACAGGAACACTGATACTTGCCAACTTAGAACTAGGCGGACACTTGGTAATGATGGCTAGTGGTACAGGCATTGCACCTTTTATTAGTTTGTTGCGTGAACCAGAAACATATGACTTGTTTGAAAATATTACTGTAACATGGACCACTAGAACACATGCAGAACAAGACTGCTATCGAGACTTCTTGAATGAAATGCCAATTGAATATATCAGCACAGTAACACAAGAACCTGCTGAACTGCAAGGACGTATTCAAAAGTTTATGGCAGACGGCACTGTTAAGATTGACAATCCCGAATATCAGCGTATAATGTTATGTGGAAGTATGGACTTTAACAACGACTTAAAAGAACACTTCACTGCACTAGGATTCAGTGAAGGTAATAAACGTACACAAGGTACATTTGTACAAGAAAAGGCATTTGTTAGTTAATGTATGTAGACGCACTAATTGATAGAGACAAAGATATTATTCATGTTGTAGAACGTGTAAATGGTAGACGAGAGTTCAGGGAATATCCTGCACGTTACTTGTTCTATTACAAAGACAGTCGCGGCAGTTTCGAAAGTATCTTTGGCGACAAACTACAACGTGTGGTAACCACTAGCGGTAAACAGTTCAAAAAAGAAAAGAAACTGTACAGCAATCAAAAGCTGTTTGAAAGTGATGTCAACCCAGTTTTTAGATGCCTGGCTGACAACTATTTGGGAGCAGATACTCCCAAACTACAACAAGCATTTTTCGATATCGAGGTTGACTTTGACAAAGACAAAGGCTTTGCTGATCCCAGTGATCCGTTCAATCCAGTAACAGCAATCAGTGTACACTTGGATTGGATTGGTAAAACTATCTGTTTGGTTATCAAACCCAAGACACTTACACGAGCAGATGCACAACTTATTGTGGACAGATTTGAGGATACTATTCTCATGGATACAGAAGATGAACTGCTGGATACATTTTTGCAGTTGATCGATGATGCAGATGTAATGAGTGGTTGGAACAGTGAAGGCTTTGATATTCCCTACTTGGTCAATCGCATAGCAAGAGTTCTTGGTAAAGAACACACAAGGCGTTTTTGTTTGTGGGGCAAATATCCCAACAGACGAGAATTCGAACGCTATGGCAAAGCACAAGAAACATTTGATACAGTGGGTAGACTGCACTTAGATTATATGGAACTGTATCGCAAGTATACATATCACGAGATGCACAGCTACAGTTTGGATGCTATTGGCGAATATGAACTTGGTGAACGCAAAACAGAATATGAAGGCACATTGGATCAGCTGTACAACAACGACTTCGAAACGTTTATTCAGTACTCCAGACAAGACGTTGACTTGTTGGTACGTATGGACAAGAAGCTACAGTTTATTGACCTCGCAAACGTTATTGCACACGACAACACAGTTCTTGTGCAAACAACTATGGGTGCGGTTGCTGTTACAGACCAAGCTATTCTAAACGAAGCACACAGTAGAGGACTTATTGTTCCTGACAAGCAACATGACAAAACACAAAAGCACTATCCACAAGCATGTACAGCGGCTGGTGCATATGTTGCTACGCCCAAGAAAGGCTTTCATGAATGGATCGGCAGTATGGACTTGAACAGTCTGTATCCGAGTATTTTGCGCAGTTTGAACATGAGTACAGAAACTATTGTTGGTCAGATTAGACACACACTGACTGTGCCAATGCTAGCAGAACACAAATGGGAAGTTGCCAAGGCTTGGGAAGGCAAGTTTGCCGCTAAAGAATATGAACTTGTTATTGCTAAAGATGACGAGACACTGCTATATATTGACTTTGAAAATGGCGAGGAACTGCAAGGCACAGGTGCTGAACTGTATCAAATTATCTTTGAAAGTGGGCAACCTTGGGTGCTTACTAGTAATGGTACAATACTAGATCAAAGTAGAAAAGGCATCATTCCAGGCTTGCTGGAACGCTGGTATGCAGAACGTAAAGTACTGCAAAAGAATATGCGTGAAAATCAAGCGGCAGGTAACATTGAAGAAACTGCTTATTGGGACAAACGGCAGTTGGTGAAAAAGATTAACTTGAACAGTTTGTATGGTGCGTTACTTAATCCAGGCAGTAGATTCAATGATCCACGCATGGGGCAAAGCACAACACTAACTGGTAGATGTATTGCAAGGCACATGGGCGCCAAAGTAAATGAACTGTTTACAGGTGAATACAATCATGTGGGTCCTGCAATTATCTATGGTGATACAGACAGTGTGTACTTTAGTGCGTATCCTATTTTTAAAGAACAAATTGAAAGCGGTGAATTTGCTTGGGACAAAGACAAAGTCACT